CGTGTGTTTTGAGGAGCTGGTTAAATGGGGTGCTTTTGTCAAATATACCCCTTTCTTTTGCCCACTCTTGGATAAGTGGAACGAGTTCTTGGATTGTTAAATTTGGTGTATTCATTTGTCTTTCTTTTTTAATTCTTCTCTAAGCCCCATACAATAGGAGCGGTAATTGATGTTAGACTCGTGCATTAGTCGGTAGTCGTACCACTGCAGTATCTTGCCTTGGGGTTTGTTGTGCTTCATATCGTAGTATATATCTTCAATATTGAAGAAGTAATCGGATAAGCATATAATACCTCCCCCTACATCGTAATTGTCGAATTCAAATTGTAGGTCTTGTTTGCGGCAGAACTCCTTGATGAGGTTGCGTGCTGCGTACTCGAATAACTCGACTACTTCTTTTTCTTGTGGTAATTGTTTTTTCATTGTTCTATATTTTTTCTAAATTTTTTATATTTACTACAACTGTAGATCCACAAACTTCTACATTGTAACTTAGAGATTCATAACTAATGTAAGCAATACTAATAATTATCCCCTCCTTATTCAGATTGATTATTCTTACTTTATCACCTCTTTCAAAGTAAATACTTCTATCTTTTTTTTGTTTCATTATTCTTTATACTTTTCGTTAATAACATCTAAATGCTGGTATATCATCTCTGACAAGTCGTTAGAGTACGACTCAAAGGCGTCTAATAGTACTTTGTCGTCTTTCATTGTTTTCTTAAACTGCTTCACGGCTTCTCCGCTGAAGTGTTTAAGCTGTCTGAATGAACGTTTAAATTCTCTGCTGAATTTTTTGTCGTCAATTCCGTGCATCAGCTCATTAAGGCTATCGGCATACGATAGGGCAAGGATAGCGTAATGGGCTATCTTCTCACGCTTGAGTACGGGCATTACAACTGCTTTGTCGTGTTCGGCAATTGCGATATTCATTAGGGTTTGTGCTTCTTGTGGGGTTATATTTAGCCCTCTTGCACGGAGTTCTGTTAAAAATCTGTTGTTGTTCATTTTTGGGTGTTTTTGTGTTCGGTTTAAAATGGTACATCGTCTTCAGGCTCTTTTTTTGCAAATGCTTCATTAGGCGATGCGGTGGGTATTGCGTTATTGCTCCGCTCTTGTGTGAGCATTCTTGGCACGTTGTACGTTGGTTTAGCCATCGTACCTGTAAATTCATCATAAGGATAAATGGTAAAGTCGCTGCTATCTACCATAAATTTAAAGGCTTCAAATGGGTAGCCTCGTGTGTATTGCGGCAACACTTCCACTATATCCTTATTGTTCTCATCAGGCTTGAGCAAAAAGACTGTTTCTGCTTTCTTGGTGACGACACTCCCTAAGTGTCCGGTGGCTTTTGTTACCCCATAGGCTACGTGAATAATTGTGCATATATGTATCTTATACTGGTCTGCCCACTTGATAAGTTTATGTACGATTTGGTTACTCCATTCGAGGTTATTTACATCATTCATCAGGTCGGCTATACCATCGATAAACACCATCTTCATTTTGCCCTTATACCTCTCTAATGCCTTGTCAATGAATGCTACACGCTCCTCAGCGGAGAGGTGACATATTTTGAAGGTTAGGTACTGGGGATATATCGTACCTACTACTTCGGCAACGCCTTTAAAAGTCCGCTGGGCGTAGTAGTCGGATTGCTCAGTATCGAAGTCTAACACATACTCATCACTCTTGCGGTGGGTACGTAGTAGTGGGAAGCGATAGGCTGCATTTCCGCCGATGTAGGTAGCGCATAGTTGCGTTTTAAAGAGTGTTTTCTTACTCTTACTTGGCGCGGCTATTACGCTGAAACTGCCTGCTGTCATCACTGTTGTAGGGTAGTAATTGCCTTTGTACTGATGCTCTCCGATGCTGATAAGTGTTTCGGGCGGTGGGAGGGGTTTATCGAGCGGTATGTATGCTTTTTCGTACTCGCGGGCGAACCATAAATCATCGAATGGCGAAAGCTCTACTCCGTCCTCAATTTCTTGTACTTTTAGCGACATAATAGCGATAATTTAGTGATTTCGGATTTGATAAAATACTCTATATCTTCACGTTTGTACTCTTTTTGCAAAACAGCGATGCAATCTGCCATTCGCTCTTTGACGATGTTGTTTTTTGCCTCTACAATGCGGGATATATCTTGTGAGCGATATTCGTCTTTTAGACTTGTGGTTTGCTCTGCTGGTGTTTTGTTTGCTTCGGCTATTCTGTTAGCTTCTCTTAGGGCTTCGTTATAGTCTTTATAAGCGGTTTCGTATCGCATCATCTTGGTATTTTCGGCTATATCGTCTATCCACCATTCGAGGGGTTTTTGAACGATTTGGTGCACGTGTGCCAATATGCCGCTGGCTGTTATTTTTTCGTCTTTTTCTTTGGCGAATAAGTAGCGATTTAGGAATACAAAGCAGAATAACCTTGAGAGTAATGGGTACTTTTCTGTTTGGTATTCTTGTGTTGCATTGATAAACTTCAGTACGGAGTTGAACGCGTCTTTATCATCAGCATTTCCTTTTCGTTTGGCGAGGTATGCGAGCCTTCGCATAGCGATGTCTAAGTCGATTGTGTTTTTGCTCATTTTTGTAAGTTTTTAGTTGTTAGTTACATTCTACAAGTCGCCTACATTGCGTACTACTCCTTTTTTGCTGCTTTTTTGTCCTTTCTGCGGGCTTTCGTTATAGAGTTGGGTATTTGTTAGTCCTGCATTGTAAAACTTGCTAAAATGGTCTGTTTCTAACATTTTGTCAGGCGATAGGGTGAACTGTGGGTAAATCTCTTTCTGAATAAAAACGCCTTTAATGGCTAAATCAATCTCTCGCTGAGTGTATGTTTTAGCAACCTCGATGAGGTTTAACTTAGCCTGCCCAAGTATGGCGACTTTGCCAATTACTCCTGCCTTGTAATGTTTCTTAGCATCATTCCAACGTTTGGCGAACCAAGCCTCTAGTGCTGGTAAGTTTCCTTTGAAGTCTTCGTAAGCATTTAGGGGCTGTTTTTCGGCTTCAGGATTTTCTTCGTGCGCACCCGCTTGTTTGTTTGTTTGTTTATATAAATCATTATCATTTACATTTACATTTACATTAAGGGGGCATTTGCTTTTTTTGCTTTTTTCAAAAACCAATTGGTTTTTTTGTTTTTCTTTGCTTTCTTCTAATTCATTGGTTTTCAGCGGTCTTCCTCCTTTCGCTCCTGCTTCTTTTCTCTTTTCTTTGATTGATACATACTTTTGTGTATCCCTATCAATCGTTTGTTTTACAAATCCGAATGCTACTTTTGCAAGTGGTTTTAGTTCAATCAAGTTACCATATATGGCATATTCCGTAATAGCCTGATAAACTTCCAACTGAACCTCACTTGGCAAATCCCGAATAACATTCAACCAATCTTTGTAAAAAACAAATGTTTCTCTTTCCATAGTGTAGGTGTTTAAAAACTCCCCTTGCCCTTAGCAAATCTCTGGACAATGGCACGCCAAATAATAACGCTCGCCAAAGACAAGGGGAGACAAATGAATGAAATATTAGAATAAGGTTAATTGTCGTTGTTTCTCGCTTATTGTATTTACATTCTTAACAGCGGTTTCAAAGTACTTGTCTTTAAGCTCTATCCCTATACCATAGCGTTCTAAACTAACGGCTTCGTATATTTCGCTGCCTATCCCTAAGAAGGGTGTAAATACCGTTTCACCCTTATTACTCCACATCTGCACGCAACGCTTGATAACTGATAATTGTAGCGGGGCAATATGCTTTTCATCGCCTAAATCGGTAGCCTCTTTTTTGCCATTGAGTACATCGGTACGCTTAATATCAAACCACGTATTTACTTTGTAATCTTCCATTACCTTGTGTAGGTTATCTATATCGCTCTTTTCTACATTCCAAGTAGGGGACGCCCAATGTTGCCAAACCTCTAATGGAAAGTTCTCTTTATTCTTGTTGTTAATTGGTGTCCAAGTTTCCTCATCGCCTTCCCACTTGCGAAATATGGTACAATATTCGGGCAACCCTACGCCTGTATAACTACTATCCTTGCGAAGTTGTTTATATAGTAGGCGTTGTGTTTTGGTGCGCTGCATTTCTAAAACGGGGTCGGTCCAGATATTCACCTTTGAGTGGTATTTAAAGCCTACCGCTTCTACCGCTCTATGGTGGTCGCCTGTGAAGTCGTACAGCCCTGTGTAGCCGCTTGAGTTCTTATATACTGCTAAGTCTTTGGTGTGGCAAACCATTAGTCGCCCAGGTTTAAGTATACGGTATAAATCGTGCAAAAGGAATGTGTATTGCTTGAAAAACTCTTCGTGGCTTTCGTTATTACCCATATCGTGAATGTAGTTTGAGTAGGTAAATAAGGAACTGAATGGAGGGCTGAATATGATTAAATCGACTGAGTTGTCAGGAATGCGTTTAATCTCTATGCAGCTGTCGCCTTTCATTAGCCAGTAATTAGGCGTTTTCACTTCTTTAAACTCATACGAATTGAGTAGGCCGAAAGAGTTGCCATTGATGAATTTATTCATCTGGTCCTGCATTTCCTTAAATTGTTGTTCTTTGCGCTCACGAGTTTGTTTTACGTTTTCCATTGTGTCTGTAGTTATGAAATAGATATTTACTTCTTTTGTTTGTCCAAAGCGGTAGGAGCGTCTGACGGCTTGGTATGTACCCTCGAATGAGAAGTCGAGGCTTGCGAATATTTGATTGTGGCAATTCTGAAAGTTCATACCGAATTGGGCTATTTTCTTTTTCGTTACCAGCACCCTAAATTCACCATTAGCAAAGCCGAGTAATTTCTTTTCTTTGACTTCTGTTTTTTCGCTACCATTCACCGCTATCGCATCGGGGATAAGCGCAAGGGCTTTCTTTTCCTCTTCATTCTGATTTACCCAAATGATAAACGCTTCCTCTGAATTATTTACAATCTCGGCTACTGCTTCCAATCGCTGGTCAAGTGTGTTACGCAATTCCTTTTGGAATTCGGTAGCACTCACCGAGTAAGGGTTGAAAAGCATACCATTATCACGCTTTTTTGTCTGTATTTCCTTTTCGATGTAATTGAGTTTAGGCAACTCATAGCCTTCAGCCTTAAAGCCTATATCCGAAGGTTTGGTAAGCATAGTAGCCCACGAACTAATCCAGCCGTAAAAGTCGTTTTTAGCGTGCCCTTTTAATCGGTAGTTATTCATACCCTCATCACGCACGAACCACTTAGCACGCATATCCTGAGCATCTAATACATTAAGGAATTCTGAGTGGTTGCCTATTTCGTTCAAGTCATTAGGACTTGGGGTAGCTGTACAACACAACTTGTAAGGGGTGTTTTTAAACTCTTTGATAAGAGCGTTTTTGTACTTACCAGTGAAGTTCTTCAGTATTGAACTTTCATCAAGCACTACGCCTACGAATTGAGCGGTATTGATATTATCCAACTGCTCGTAATTGCTTATATACACGCCTTGTAATGGTTCGCTATTGCCATACTTTTGGACCTTGATACCGAACTTTTGCCCCTCTTGTATGGTTTGTCCTGATACTGCCAAAGGGCAAAGTATTATTACAGGCTTTTGCATATGCTTGCTTACTTGGTGTGCCCATTCCAATTGCATTAGGGTTTTACCAAGTCCGCAATCGGCAAAAATGGCATACCGACCCATTCTCAGGGCTTTGCTTACAATGTAACGCTGAAAGTCGAATAGGTTAGGGTTTAATTCTTCATCAGGAAGTTCAAAGCCCGCTTCTATTGTCTTTCGCTCCTTTGATTTTAAAAACTCTTGATACTCATTCATTTTGATTTGAAATTAGAGATTTGAATTAGATTGCCGCGCGCTCAATCTCCTTTCAAATCGGGTTGTTAATTATTATTTGAATAATTCAGGGTTGTCGTGAATGTTTCCGATTACTTCTCCCCTTGTAAATTTACTCATATTCTCTGCTATGTAAGGGTCTCCAATAGTTCTTAAATAGAATAAATGGGCATCTTCATAATCACACACAACTTCCCATATTTTATTACAGAATTTGATAATATCACCCTCGTAGATTTCTTTGTTTCCTATGGTGTATACTCCAGAAAATTGTCCTAACGTTTCAGGTAATATTTCATTTTCATTCAATCCGTTGAAGTCAGCATAATCTACAATGTAATGAATTGTATAAGGTACTGATGTCTCAATAACTGGACTTTCTTCTTCTCGTATGAGATAATACCCATATACCCATTTCCCCTGTGGAGTTTTACCTCTGAACTTTATAGTTCTTTTCTTTTTATCATAAATATTCATTTACTTTATATTTTTTAATATTAGCCCCCGCTCACGGCTCGAACGTGAGTGCTTGCCTATCGGGGTACACAATGGATAAAATTACAACATTTCTTTGCTTTTATCTATATATTCCTTGCAAAACTGGTGGTCTATTACCGCCTCTACATTCAGCGTTTTTGCCGAAAGCAAGGTCATTGTATAAGGAGGTAATTCTTTATCATCATCAGCCACTCGCATATAAGTTTCATAAAACGCCT